CTCGGGCTATGTGTACGAGGAGTTCCTCACGCAGTTGCGGGGCCGCCTTGGCACCCGCACCTACCGGGAGATGTCGGACAACGATCCGGTCATCGGCTCATTCCTGTTCGCCGTCGAGAAGATCATCACCCGCCTCGAATGGCGCATCGACCCGTTCAATGAGATCGGCGCCACCGACGAGCCCGCCGAGGACGATGTTGAGGCGGCCCGTTTCGTTGAAGAGTGCCTCAATGACATGAGCGACTCGTGGGACTCCGCGCTCGCCTCGATCCTGTCTTTCGTTGTGTTCGGCTGGTCCTGGCACGAGATCGTGTACAAGCGTCGCCTCGGCCCGGACCAGAAAGACCCGAAGAAGCGGTCCAAGTTCAATGACGGCAAGATTGGCTGGCGCAAGTGGCCGATCCGCGCCCAAGAGACGTGGATGAAGTGGGAGTTCGACGAGGACGGCGGAATCCAGGCGTACACACAGTACGACCCGTCCGGTGGCGGGATGCACACCATCCCGATCGACAAGTCGCTGCTGTTCCGCACGACGACGCAGAAGAATAACCCCGAGGGCCGTTCACTGCTTCGCAACGCCTACCGCCCCTGGTACTTCAAGCGCCGCATCGAAGAGATCGAAGCGATCGGTATCGAGCGTGACCTCGCCGGCCTTCCCGTCGCCCATGTGCCCCCGGAGTACCTGTCCTCGACAGCGACCCCGGAGCAGATCGGTGTGTTGAACGCCGTCAAGGAGATCGTCACCTCGATCAAGCGGAATGAGAATGAGGGCGTCATCTTCCCCGTCATCTACGACGACGCGGGCCATAAACTCTTCGAGTTGACGTTGCTGTCGTCGGGCGGGTCACGCCAGTTCGACACGGACAAGATTATTCAGCGGTATGACCAGCGCATCGCCATGTCGGTCCTCAGCGACTTCATCCTCCTCGGCCACGACCGGGTCGGTTCGTTCGCCCTCGGCGCGACGAAGATGGACCTGTGGACGATGGCTGTGGATAGCCTGTGCAAGACGATCGCTGACACGATCAACGCCCACGCCATCCCGCGCCTCCTGCGCCTCAACGGCATGGACACGACCCGCTGCCCCAACCTCGTGTACTCCGAGGTAGCACACGTCGACCTCACCGAGATCAGCGACTTCGTCTCCAAGATGACCGCCGCTGGCATCCTCGTGCCCGACCCCACCCTCGAAGATCACCTGCGCGACCTTGCGGGCCTGCCCCCGGCGGCCCACAACACCGAGGACGCCGGCGGATCCGACATGAGCGAAGAGGACCAGAAGGCTCTCCTGGCTCTGCCGAACGCGCAACGCCAGTTGGCCGAGCGCACCGGGATCGTGCCGGACGCGCCGGCGTTCCCAGGCGGTGCGGCACCGTTCGGTGGGGGTAAGAAGGCCGACGAGGAGCCTGAGCCCGACGACGAAGAGGCGTAACCCGTGGCGATCATCCGTGGCGGCAAGCGGCGCCCCGGCGGCTACGGCCCGAGCAACCCCTTCACGCCGGCGGAGCAGGCAATCGCCGACCAGATCGCCCGCATGTTGCGGGAGACGCGGCTGGTGGCCGATGTCGAGTGGCTCGTCAACGCGATCTCTTCACTTGACCCGAGTGCCGTGGAAGAGTTCATCAACGACATAACGGTCGCTTATCTTGAAGCACGCCTCGCCGAGAAACTCAAGAAGGCGTACCTTCGTCGGGCTCAGGAAGAGTTCGTTCGACTGGTGCGGAATGATGCCCGGCCGGGTGTGCCGATCCTGCAAGATCCGGGTGTCCGGTTGCCTTCGGGGATCATTGTCCCGTCGAGCCTCGCCCTGCCGGATGGTGGCGGTGTCGACGAGTTCGCGATCAACCCGATCCGTAACGTGATCGTCGACTTCGTGGATCCGAGGGCCGTGTATTACGCCGACACTCGCGCTGCCATGCTGGTGACGGACATTGACAGGGCGAACCGGACGGCGATTCGGTACGTCATTCGTGACTCTCTCGCGCAGGGCCGTTCCCCGTATGACACGGCCCGCATGTTGCGGCAGACCGTGGGCCTGCATACCCGCTGGGCTAGGGCTGTCGACAACTACGATTCGACGACGATCCGGCAACTCGTGAGGGCTGGCATGACACCGGAGGCGGCGCGGGCCAAGGCCGACGTGATGACCAAGACGTACCGGGACAGGCTGATTCGGCGTAGGGCGGAGATGATTGCCCGCACGGAGTTGCAGTTGGCGCAGAACATGGCGCGACAGACTTCGTGGGATGCGTCGTACAAGACGGGCCTGTTGGATGGGTCGTCGCAGAAGGAGTGGCTTGTGGCTCCTTCGGCGTCTCGGCGTGGGAAGCCGTGTGACGTGTGTTCGTCGTTGAGTGGGAAGCGAGTGCAGTGGAACGCTGCGTTCCCGACTGGTCATACGATGCCGCCGGCGCATCCGCATTGTCGGTGTACGGCTGTGTTGATTCCGCCGTCTCGCGGGCTTACTGGTTTGCCGTCGCAGGACATGGATAGGTGGCTTGCGGAGTTGCGTCTGATGGATGAGGCTGTGTGATGGACACGGTTGTCAAGCATGGGTCTCATAATCAGGCGTCGCATAACCCGCACAAGGGCGGGACATCTGATCTTCCCGAGGGCTGGGCGCAGCGTAGCCGCGATGACATCCGCGCCGACTACCTAGCCCGGTTCAGTGGGCAGTACCCCAACGATCCGCAGCGGGCCGGAGACCTAGCCGACGACTTCACTGATAGGACAACCGAATACACCGGACCTAACGGCTCACGAGTGCGAGTCGAGTTGCTCGGCGGTGGCGAGCCCGACGCGGCAGCCATGCGCGACACCATGGAGGCGCTCAACACTTGCCAGTCGCAGGTTCCCGTCAGCGGCTTGACGGTAGTGTTCAGTAATGCGCCCTTCCGCGATAACGCTGACATCGTGCAGGACTCAACTAAAGCGTTCGTACTACGAGGCGAGAAGCAGATAAACATGCGCCCGGAATACGCGCAAGGCGCCAAGTTGATCAACCGCGAAGAAGGCTATTCGATGCCTTCCGCGCAGACGGTAAGCCAAGTGAAGTATGTTGTCACGCACGAGTACGGCCACGTCACCGACAAGCGCAGCAACCGTCAGATCGGCGACGACTACTATGCGCTACGGGACAACGGCGGCATGGACGCGCTTAGTACCTACGGTAGATTCAATGATTACGAGCATTTGGCCGAGTCTTGGGCAGAATGGTCCCTGACTGGTGGATCCACCACGAACCCGGCGTCGACATACTTCGCTGGGAGATACAACTGGGGAACGGGCGTGACAAAGGCAGCCGGCGATGACGAGTTCGAGCGTGTCATCATCCTCGACACTTTCGATCCCGCTGTCCCGCCTACTGCGGTGAAGCCGATAGCGAAGTCGGTGCTCGTGGCGTTCGAGCCTGGGCTGCGCCCCGTACTGAAGCACGGCAGCCACGACCAGTCCTCACACGGTCGCCGAGGCGGCGGAGGATCAAGCCTGAAACTCGACGGCTCGGTCGCACAATCCATCGTCGAAAGGGTCCGCGCTAACGGCGGCCTCTCCGTGAACATGGTCGACGGATCCGAACCCACTAAGGGCTTCATGGTCGCCATGGGCGGCAGCAAGGGCGCCATCGTGGACGCCGACGAGTTCTACGACCCGGAGCGCGGCCCCGAGGCGTTGGGCTCTTTCATGAAGTCCAACCGCGAGTTGTCCGAGGGCTCCTATCTGGGGTTGTGGCACAATCAGGCGGACGGCAAGGTGTATCTCGACGTGTCCGAGAACATCATGGACCGTGACACCGCTATCGACGCGGGACGTAAGCGGGACCAGATCAGCATTTGGGACGTAGCCAACTTCGAGGAGATAGATACCGGTGGCACAGGAGCAGTCGGAAAGGCCGTTGCAGGTAGTGAAACTGCCGGACCTGTCGAAGATGACGGACGCGGAGATCGACGAGTACGCAAAGACTCTGTGGGCGAAGTTCGCGGGCGAGGAATCGTCGTCGCCTTCGAGCCCGGCCTCCGACCAGTCCTAAAGCACGGCTCACACGATCAGTCGTCACATGGCCGTCGTGGTGGCGGGTCGTCTGCGGCTGACGAGTTGCGTGGCGTGCCGGGCCGGTACACGCCGTCAGGTGGTGGCACGTTCACCAGTAACTTCGACACGGATGAACCTAGTTCCAGGCGCGGCGGCGGTAAGACGTGGCAGGAAGAATACGAAGATCAGCGTGAGGCTATCGCTCAGGCCCTTGTGACAGGTGACTATTCGGATCTCAACTTGCCGGAATCGCCTTTGGCGCGGCGCCTCGGTTCGGCGATGGGACGTGTGGAGCGGCGTATCACTCGGGTTGCGGAACGGGTGGGGATCAAGCGGAAGAAGCGTTGGGGCTTCACTGACGATGAGGCTCGTAGCCTGCGGGAGTCTTACTACGAGAAGTACGGCAGGCCGTCGTGGATGGATAAGTCTCTGCGGAAGCATCTCGGCGGGGCGCATGACCAGAAGTCGCATGGTCGTGGTGGCGGTGGGGCGTCGTCGGGTTGGGGCGCTCGGCAGAAAGACATCGACGCGATGGCTAACGTGGGGCCGGGCCGTGACGTGTTGGAGGTCGGTGCCGCTGGCGGCATGGATGATGATGCGTTGCGTGAGCGAGTCCGCGACGAATATGCCGATGTCATCGAGGAGAGAGCCCGTGAGGACGTTGAGCAGGAGATGGCCGACGAGGGCTGGGTCGATCGCAGCGATGAACCCGATTATGAAGAGCCCCTCATGGGCAACACCTACCAGCAAGAGTTCGACGAGCGCCTCGAAGCACGCATGGAAAGCGACTTGGACCTCTACGTCGCTGACTACGGTGACGAGATGCGGCAATCCGATCTAGAGGGGCTAGACACCGACGCTTTCAACGAGGTCTACGGGATAGGCCACGAGGGCATGACACCTGATGGTCGAGTTGTCCGGCTACAAGCCGAGGTCGGGGATGTGACTGTCGAGCGTTACTGGGGCGAGAATCACGTCGATGTCACCGGCACGATCTACACCGAGAACGGAGACTGGGCCGGCGAGTTCCAGCGACGCTTCTTCGTTGACGACAACGGCAGAGTGGCTGTAAGCCACGAACTCCTCCGAATCGACGAGGAGTACCAGGGCACCGGGTTCGCCAAGGTCTTCAATAAGCGGGCAGAGGACTACTACATCTCACACGGCATCACCGACGTGCATGTCCACGCCGCCCTCGACGTGGGTGGGTTCGCGTGGGCGAGGCAGGGCTTCGACTGGGCGCGTACCGGTGGGGCGACCGGTTCAGTCAAGTACCAGTTCGATGAGGTGCTCGACAGTGGCTCGCTCCCAGGCTCGGTTGAGCGGTCGGGCAGGAGCCTGCGGGCACGGCTCGATCTACCGACATCGGATCCTGACTATCCGAGCCCCCGCGAGGTGGCGTCGTGGGGCTTCGTCGATGGTGCCGCTACCTGGCCGGGCAAGGAGGCGTTGCTGGGCACGGATTGGTATGGGATCAAGGAGTTGAGCCCCTCCGGGCCGAGGCGGTCGACTACGGAGACTGAGGCGGCTGCTGGGGCTCCGTCTGAGCCGCAGATTCCTGGGCAGCAGGCCCTCTTCGACTAACGTGGTATCATAACGGGGGTTAGAGTATGGAAGGAGGGAAGACCATGAACGTAGATAAGATCCTCGCAGCCTCGGAGAAGGTCTATGACGCCCTGCCCGAGACCGCCAGCGACACCGAGTATGAGCAGGCCATGCGCGAAGCCCTACCCGAGATGTACGCCTTCGCCGACGAGTTCGACAAGATGACGCCGGAGGAGCAAGAGGCCGTCTTCCAGTCCCCGTACTACCGGAGAGTCAAGTGACCGAGCAGGAGAAAGACCTCGAAGTCATCGCCGCCCTGAAGGCCGTCGCCTACGATCAGGCACCCCCCGAGTTCTGGGACGTGATGGAGCGCGAAGTGAAGGCCGGGCAGAAACTCGAAGACGCCACTGACATCTACGGCGAGATCCTCATCGACGTTATGGCATATGCGCTACTGCCAAGCCCCGGCCAGGAGCCTGTCGAGCGGTAACCTAGGAGGATCGAGCCCGGAGGACTAATGACAGTGACCGACCCCGCCGTCAGGCTGGCCGCTCTCCCCACCGACGACCTAGTCGCACTGCACACCCGCCTTGACGCCTCTGCCGTGGATGACCCGGCTGCGGTGCAGGCCCACCATCTGGTGTCGCAGGAGATGCTGAAGCGGGGCCTCGACCACGGACACGAGGATGACCAGTGGTCCCGGTCAGTGATCGTGGTCGATGAGGCCGAGGTGGCGTCGGTCGACGACATCGACTTCCCCGGCGACCTGTCCGAGCCCCTCGCCAAGGCCCTCGAAGCCGGCGGCGTCGTGCAGGTGCTCCTCACGGTCGACGGCTACGTCCTCAAGGCGTCACCCAACGTGAACACGGTCCACGTCGACTCCATCATGGGCGCCGAGAAGCCGAAAGCCATGCTCAAGCGCATCATCGAGCGGGACGGCAAGTACGTCGTCATGGCCGAGGACACGGATCGGGAGTTCGGCACCTACGAAACTCGCGAGGAAGCGCAGGCCCGCCTCGACCAGATCGAACGGTTCGCTAAGGCGAAGGAATGGCGAGTCGACGACTTCGTCACCTGGGGCTCATCCGGTGGACCCGCCAGGGGCCGCATCGAGCGGATCGTCACCGAGGGCAAGGTCAACGTGCCCGACTCGACCTTCACGCTGAACGCCTCGGAAGAGGATCCGGCGGTCCTGATTCGCGTGTACCGGCTCACCTCTCAGGGCTTCCGGCCCACGGACACGGTCGTGGGGCATCGGGCGTCGTCCCTGAAGTCCATTGGGGCCCTTGAGAAGGCCGACTCGTACAAGGTGCCCGACGCTGTCCGCTCCGCTGCCCGTCGAGCCGTGGCGTGGATTGAGGACGGCAAGGCCGGCGACGGGTTCACCTCGGTGGGCCGTAACCGGGCTCGGCAACTCGCTGAGGGCGGCACGGTCGGCCAGGACACGCTGGTGAAGATGCGGGCCTACTTCGCCCGGCACGGCAAGCAGCGCGGCGACCACGCCCAACTCGACGACGGGGAGCCGACGCCGTGGCGTGTGGCGTGGGATGCGTGGGGCGGAGACCCCGGCCGGTCATGGGTGCGTTCCGTGCTCGGCGACGTGGAGAAGCGTGCCGTCCCCGAGGCGATCACTGACATCCACGTCAACCTTGAGAACCGGCAGCACGCCATCGACGAGTACCTGTATGGGCCGATGAACCCGGACGAGCCCGGCGACTACTGGGAGCGTCTCGGTGAGGTGTGGGGCGTGCCGGCGGACGAGGCGTCTACGACCCGCTGCGGCAACTGTGCCGCCTTCAACGTGAAGGAAGAGATCGTCGATGCCATCGCCGGCAACATCAGCGACGAGGGCGAGGACGTAGCGGAAGCAGCGGGCCTGGGCTACTGCGAGTTGTTCCAGTTCAAGTGCGCCTCGGCACGATCCTGCTCGGCGTGGCTCACTGGCGGGCCACTGACCGATGACGAGGTCGACGAGGAAGAGTTGCTGTCCACCATGGACGAGGACGACCTATCCGACTTCGGTTCCTACGCCTACCTCGCGGACGAGATGGAGAAGGCCGGTAACCCGGAGGCGCTGCGGGACTACTGGCGTGGCGGTGGCAAGGGCAAGATTTCGTGGGGCGCCGGCGGCGACTTCACTGCCTGTGTGGCTGCGGTCGGCAAGTACATGAGCAGTGAGCAGGCCAAGGGTTACTGCGCGATCCGGCACCGCGAGGTCACGGGTATGTGGCCGGGCGATAAGCGCAACCGCACCTCGAAGTCACTCGACGGCCACACCCTGTACTACGACTACCTGCCCAACAGCCTGACCACGTTCTCCCTGCCGGGTGGTGCCGTGGTGACCCTCAACTGGCCTGTCGAGAAGCACGGCACTCACAATCAAGCCAGCCATGCGCCCCGTAAGGGCGGTGGCGAGGAGGGCGGTAGCCGAGGCGGGGCAGCGGCCGAGGACGGTGACTCTTACGGCGGCTACAAGTTGAACCCTGTCGACAATCCCCCGGCCACCGGTCGACCCGACAACGTGGTCGCAGCGGCCAAGCGGGTTCGTGACAAGGCGGCCGAGGCCGAGCCCGAGATCACGAAAGACATGATCGACACGGCGAACGCTAACGGCGGCACGATGGAGGGTCTCGACTACCGCATGAAGGCGGAGAAGTCTCTCGCTCGGAAGATCGACGACGAGAAGGTCGAGAACGGCGGCGACGCCGAGGTCACTGCCGACAAGATGTCCGACGTCGTCCGCTACACGATGACGTTCGAGGAGCCCGAATACACGGAAGGTGTGGCGGGAACCGTAGATGGCCTAGAGGTCAAGGGCTACGACATGCGCGTCAAGAACTACTGGGTCGAGGGCGACCCCTACCAGGGGATCAACGTCGCTGCCGTGCACCCGAACGGGCAGAAGTTCGAGTTGCAGTTCCACACGCCCGGATCCCTCAAGGCGAAGGAGCCGATCCACGCCGAGTATGAGACGTACCGTGAGTCAAGGGATAACCGGACGCGCTACACGACGTATCGGCGCATGACGCGCATGGCTGCCAAGATCACCGTCCCGGCAGGTCCGGTGCTGGCAATCGGCACGCCGCTGTTCCAGGGGTTCCAGACGGCGCAAGACGCCGGCCTAGTCTAAACTGGGGGTAGAAGGAGAGTGATGGTTACCAGACTGTTCGGGAAAGTCGACGAGCAAGGCATCTACGCCCTGTTCCGCATGGAGCAAGACGACGAAGCCCAGACCCTTGACACCTACTTGTGGGACATCGTCGAGAAGCAGTGGGTCGACTACCCACGTCTCGCCCTGTACATCGTGGACGGTGACCCGCGCCTCGAAGAGATCACCGAGGAGCAGGCCCGCCTGTTCGCTGTTGACGCCTTCACCCCCGAGGTGGCGAAGAGTGTCGGCGACTTCGAGGTGTCCAAGGCCGTCTCTGAGGAGATGTTCACCCTCGGCCCCATGTACATCCCCGACCGTCTCGACGCCCACTCTGAGTGGACCGACGCGCAAGAGTTGCAGAAGGCCGTGTGGGATTACGTCAAGGGCGGCGACCGCCGGATCCGTCTTCAGCATGACCGGGATGAGGTCGCTGGGGAGTGGGTCGAGGTGATGACGTGGCCTTACGAGGTGCAGGTGCCGATGATGAAGAAGGCCGCGACCGGTGAGGACACGCATGAACCGGTGTCGTTCCCCGCTAACACCGTGTTCCTCGGCGTGAAGTGGAAGCCGTGGGCGTGGGAGTTAGTCAAGGGCGGCAAGATCAGGGGCTACTCTATTGGGGGACGCGCCGAGAGACTGTTCGTCGACTTGGAGGAGACCGAGTGAGTCTGCCCGGAGAAGAGTGGATGCTGCGGGAGTCACTCGGATGATGCAGCGGGACGTGGTCAAGGCTGCCCTCGACTCACCCGACATACCCCCTGTTGTGGCGGCGTGGTGTGCACAGTTGCTTTCCCCCGAGTTCCTCCTCGCGATGCGGGCGTTCCCCGCCGAGCAGGTCGACATTCGCCTGTCCGCTTCCCGTGGACGAGTCCGCAGCAAGCCCGTAGTGGTGTTCAACGGTGGACCTACGGAACTCGTGGACCCCTGAGACGGGGGTCGCTGTCGTCGCAGTGGCGGCGTGGCTCGGCTGCGGCTTCATCGCCGGCTGGGCTGTCGGCCTTGCCTTAGCATCCGCACAACCCGTTTCGCAACCCTCTCGGGGGACAGGGATCGTGCTAACCTAGCCTCATCGAGACCTGCGGGTCGTCGCCCCTACTTAGGGGTTGGCGGCCCGTGTCTGGTTTAGGAGGATCTGTGGAGCGTCGCCGTACGCGCAAGATGGTCAATCTTGCTATCGAAGAGACATCCGGCGTCGATCATCCTGCTCACCTTGCCGAGGGGTGGCTCGTCATGAAGGCGGCCGACCCTGACGCTGTTGTGGCAGCGATGGAGCAGATCACCGAGGAACCTGACACCTCCGAAGAGGAGGTGCCGTCCACCGACGCCCAGGAGGGCCACATGGAGAAGAGCACCGAGGATCGGCTCGACGAGGCCCTGAAGGCTCTCGCCGCTGCCGAGTCGCGGATCGCCGATATGGAGAAGGAGATGGCCTCCCGTGGCGATTCGGATGAGGAAGAGCCCGAGGACGACGAGGACATGATGAAGGCTGCGCCTGAGTCTGTTCGTAAGGCGTTCGAGGTCATGGAGAAGCAGGCGCAGGAGGCCATGGCTAAGGCCGAGGCTGCCGAGGCCACACTTCTCAAGGAGCGTGCAGAGCGTGCTGACGCTGACGCGGTCGTGAAGGCCCGCGAGACCTACGGGGCTCTCGGTCTTGACGCCGATCAGGTCGGCCCGGCGCTGCGTCGCCTTGCCGAGGTCGACGAGGCCCTGGCGAAGTCGGTCGAGAGCACGCTGCTCGCGGCCAATGCGAAGGTCGAGTCTGCTGACATCTTCAGCGAGATCGGCTCAACGCCCGTTCAGACTGGCTCCGCTTTCCACAAGGCGGAGTCGCTGGCTAAGGCTGCTGTCGCTGACGGCACCTCAGCCACTTTCGAGCAGGCTCTCTCTGACGTGTTCGTCAGCGATCCGGCTCTCTACACCGAGTACCTCGCCGAGAAGAAGGGCTGATCGCCGTGGCATACGAGATCAACAACTACTCGCTGAAGATCACCCTCGTCGCGGGGGCTGACCTCAGCGCCGCTCAGTACAAGTTCGTCGAGATTGGTACGGGCGGTGTCGTGACCGTGTGCAACGGCGCCACCGACAAGCCGATCGGCGTGCTTCAGAACGCGCCCCTTGAGGGCCAGGAGGCCGAGATCGTTGTGGCCGGTGGCACGAAGATCGTCGCCTCCGCCGCGCTGACCGTTGGCACCCTGATCGGAACCAACAACGCAGGCAAGGCGGACGCCAAGGTTCCCGGCACCGACACGACTGAGTACGTCGTCGGCACCGTGATCCTCGCCGCTGGCGCCGACAACGAAATCGCAACCGCCGTCGTCAACTGCGCCGCCCCTCACCGGGCGTCCTGACGGGCCTAGAGAGATAAGGAGCAGTAACGATGGCACAGCCGAACGTGAACAATGTTCACATCGACGCGATCCTGACCAACATCTCGGTCGCGTACATGCAGAAGTCGGAGAACTTCATCGCCGACAAGGTCTTCCCGGTTGTCCCGGTGGACAAGAAGTCGGACAAGTACTTCGTCTACACGAAGAACGACTGGTTCCGCGACGAGGCCCAGCGCCGCGCCGACGCAACCGAGTCGGCTGGCTCGGGCTACAACCTGAGCACCGCGACCTACTCGGCTGACGTGTGGGCGTTCCACAAGGATGTCGGCGATCAGACGAAGGCCAACTCGGACAGCCCGCTGAACCCGCTTCGCGAGGCTGCCGAGTTCGTGACGCAGCGTCTTCTGCTCCGTCGCGAGGTCCAGTTCGTGTCCGACTACATGACCACTTCGGTCTGGGGCAAGGACTACACCGGTGTTGCCGGCGCTCCCTCCACGGACGAGTTCAAGCAGTGGAGCGACTACGCCAACTCCGATCCGATCGAGGACGTTGAGGGCGGCAAGGCGCAGATCCTCTCGACCACGGGTTTCGAGGCCAACACCCTCGTCCTCGGGTACGAGACGTTCCGCAAGTTGCGTCATCACCCCGACATCGTCGACCGCATCAAGTACACCTCTTCTTCTGTGGTGACGAGCGACATGCTCGCCCGCATGTTCGAGGTGGACCGCGTGCTCGTCGCCAAGTCGATCCGGGCCACGAACAACGAGGGTGCCACTGGCGCTTACTCGTTCAACGTGGGCAAGGTTGCGTGGCTCGGCCACGTCGCCCCGAACCCCGGCCTGCTCACCCCGTCCGCCGGCTACATCTTCTCGTGGACTGGTGTGTCGGGTGGCCTCGGCCAGACGGTCGGCACCTCTCAGATTCGCATGGACGCCCTCAAGGCGGATCGTGTCGAGGCTGAGGTTGCGTTCGACAACAAGGTCGTGTCCAGCGACCTCGGCGTCTACTTCGCGAGCGCGGTGGCCTGATGTCTAACCGTCTCACTCAGGGAGAGGCCCTTGTCGGCCGGCTACACGCTGACGATGATGTGGTCGCTACCGATGACCTCACGGTCGGTGACGACGCGACGGTGACCGGTGACCTCACGGCGGGCACGCTCGCCGTGGGTGGCGGTTCCACCGTCAAGGGCATCAGCACGGGCACCGGCGCTATCGACCTCCCGTCGATTTCTGCCGGGGCTACCGGGTCGGGCACTATCACGGTCACGGGCGCTGCTGTCGGTGACATGGTTGTGGTGAACCCTCCGGCGCTCACATCGGGACTCGCCTTCGCGGGTGCTGCTGTGACGGGCGCTAACACGGTCACGGTGTACGCGGTCAATGCGACTGCTTCACCGATCAACGAGGCGTCTGCCACGTTCCGTTACCTGTGGGTTGACCTGACCTGATAGGTAGTTAGTTCAGCCTGAGCGGCGGGGTTCAGCGGGTGATCCCTGCTGGCCCCGCCGCTAGGTTTATGTAGGAGGGTGTTGTGCCGCTTACCCCGAACCTGTCGACGGTGACGTTGGGTGGTCAGTATGTTGACGTTGCGGGTAACCCTATTGCGGGGCAGGTGAAGTTCACGCCCCGCGCCGTGCTGGTCGATGGTGTGGCTAACCAGATCGTGATTCCGAACACGATCACGGTGGACTTGGATGCGACGGGTACGTTCACTGCGGTGCTCCCGGCCACGGATGACGCGTCTTTGTCTCCGGTGAACTTCACTTATCGGGTCGAGGAGGCGTTCTCCGGTGGCCGGGTGTATGACATTCAGTTGGCTGCGTCGCCGGCTAATCAGAATCTTGCGGACAAGGTTCCAGTGGTGTTGTCCACTGGCGATGAGGTGTCGCTTTATGTGTTGCTGAGTGTGTTCAACGCTCTGGTGGTTCGGGTGGACACGATCGAGAACGTTACCGATACGGTTTCGTCTCTCATTACGTCTATCAACACTGCGACCGCTCAGACAGCGGCGGCGCAGGCGGCGGCTGAGGCCGCCGAGGCTAAGGTGCTCAACCCCTTCGTGTTCCTGGGGGTGTGATTTGACTATCGCTGGCAACATCACGCTGGTGACTGTGACGGGTGAGTATGTCGACTATCGGGGCGACCCAGTCGCAGGTCAAGTGACTTTCACTCTGCCGAAGACGCTGCGGAACGAGTTGGCCGATCAGATCATGGTGCCTTCTTCATTCGCTGCGACACTCAATGCGTTCGGCCAGTTCTCGATTGTGCTGCCGGCTAGTGATGATCCTCAGTTCAATGAGTCTTTCGTGTACACCATCACTGAGGCTTTTGCTGGTGGCCGCACTTGGCAGGCGGCACTGCCCGAGGCCACTACCACTGTGAAGATGACTTCCTTGGTTCCGGCCTACACGGGCGAGGCTTTCAGCGAGTTGGCTTCTTATCAGGCCTATGTCCTTGAGGAGGGCGTGGTCACTGAGGAAGAGGCGAAGATTAGTTACTCGCCTGCCGGTATCAAGGTGCTTGTCGATTATGGCGGCTTGATGCTGGCCTATCTGACGTACTCGGCTCTGGCTTCGGGGCCTGCCACTTACGCTGCGGTGACTGCGGGCCCGTTTATTGTGCAATACGCAGGCATAGTGCCTTACGAGGCTGAGGCGGTTGCGTTGGCGGCTGAGGCTGAGGGTTGGGCAGATCAGGCTATTGAGCAGGCGGAGGAACTGTTCCCGCATCCATTTGTGTTCACTGGGTCGCTCGGTGTTCAGCGGTAGACTTGCATGAGACTTCCACATTCAGTAACCGGGGTTAGGAGAAGGTAGTGCCCATCGCATACAAGGTGCTCGGCCAGTCGGCCCCGGCAGCCACCACGAATACCACTGTCTACACATGCCCTTCCGTAACCCAGGTTGTGTCGTCATCTATTGTGATCTGCAATCGTGGAACTGATGCCGCGACGTTCCGCATTGCTGTCCGCCCTAACGCGGCTTCCCTCGCGAATCAGCATTACGTCTTCTACGACTCCCCCATCCTGGGTAACGAAACCATTTCCGTCAGCATCGGCCTCACTATTGACGCCGCTGATCTTGTCGTCGTGTATGCGTCCACCGCTGACCTTTCCTTCACCCTGTTCGGAAGTGAGATCACCTGATGGCGATCTACCGTTCGCGTGAGGTGGCGGAGTTTGTCAATCCGCTGTTCATCGGGCCGAAGGAGAAGGTCACCGTCTCGGCTACATCCGCCACGGGCACGATCAACTTCGACGTGTCCAATCAGGCCGTCGTCTATTACACGGCGAACGCGGGCGCTAACTGGACCCTGAACTTGCGCGGCAACGCTTCTACCACACTGTCGTCGCTGCTTCCCGTGGGCCAGTCATTCACTGTTTCGTTTCTGGTAACAAACGGATCCACCCCGTACTACCAGACGGCGACACAGGTCGACGGTAGCGCCGTGACCCCAAAGTGGCTCGGCGGGTTCGCCCCCACCGCAGGATCCGCATCCTCCATCGACGTGTACTCCTTCACTATCGTCAAGACCGCTGCTACCCCGACCTATCTTGTGTTGGCGTCTGTGGGGCGGTTCGCCTAATGCCCATGTTGACGACTCGCGGTTCAGCGTCCGCTCGTAGCCTTGCTATGGACGGACCGCAGCGTGCCCGCAGGTCTTTCGTGTATGTGTCGAACGCTTTTCAGACGTTCACGGTGCCGGCGAACGTCACCACGATCACGGTTGAGGTCGTGGGAGCCGGTGGCGGCGGTGGCAGTAACGAGGTACGCGGTGGCGGCGGTGGAGGCTCCATCGTCACGGGCCGTATGACGACGACACCGGGCGCGACTTTGCATCTTGCGGCTGGGCAAGCCGGCGAGGGTGGGTTCGCGTCGCTTCCTGATCCCGTCAATGTTCAGAATCTTGGCGGATGGCCCGGTGGCGGTAACGCGGGTTCGCCGACGTGGAACTACTACCCTAGCGCGTTCGTGCAGGGCGGTGCGGGCGGCGGCTATTCGGGGATCTTCTCGGCGGGCTCTCTGACACAGGGTAATGCGATCGTTGTTGCGGGGGGCGGCGGTGGTTCTTCTAACTTGGGTGGGCCGGGATCATTCAACGGCGCTGCGGGCACGGTCAGCGCGGGTGGCGCTCGCGGCGGTTCAGGGGAACCCAACAATACGGCGTCTGCCGGTTCGGCGTTGCAGGGTGGTGAGGGAGACAATAACTCGTATGTGAATCCCTCTTTCTCGTATCCGGGTGCGGGTGGTGGTAGCGGATACTTCGGTGGTGGTGGTGGTTACTCTTCAGACGACAACCGTGGTAACGGTGCCGGTGGTGCGGGTTCCTCTTTCACGACCGCTGCTGTGGTTCCGGCGGCGACCGTTGAAGGCGTCAATGGCAGTAACGGCTACATCACATTGAGTTGGTAAGGAGTACACATGCCTACTACCCCCGGTGGGTTGCGTTACCCGGCGTCCACTGACACGCCTAACGTCCCTCGCGACATTGAATACCTTGCCACCGATGTTGAGACGGCACTAGGAACTAAGTCGGCGTCTAGCCATGTCCACAACTATGTGGATGTGACACTGGTGAACGCCGCTGGCGATCTGCTTGTGGGCCAGTCCGACAATCAGATGGACCGTTTGCCGCTCGGCACGGACGGACAGGTACTCACCGTGAACGCCGCCGGAACTGGTGTGAACAAGGTGGCGTGGACAACTGTTTCTGCTGGCGGAGGCACGATCGGCCTTGATTCCGTTTTCCTTCTGATGGGAGCATAAGCACATGCCTACTACTTACAAGGTTCTCGCTATGACGGGTTCCGCTGGTCATACGGGGAACGGGGCACAGGCCCTTGCCGCGATCAACACGAACTACAACCTGTACACGGTGCCGTCTGCTACTTCGACGGTGGTGTCCACGGTCACGGTGTGTAATCAGACCACGAGTCAGCAGACGTACCGGATTGCTATTCGTCCGGCTGGTGCGTCGATTGCGGCGGCGCATTGGGTGGCGTTCGATGTGCCGATCCAGGCGAATGATTCCACGGCGCTCACGTTGGGGTTGACGCTCGCGGCGACGGATATCATCACGATCAACGCCTCATCGACTTCGATGTCGTTCGCGGCGTTCGGCGCGGAGAACACCTGATAAGTCATGGCTGTCACTCGCCTGTCTCAGTCCTCTCTGCGGGAAGGGCTTGAGAAGTACACGACTGCACTAGGTAACTATGTGCCGTCGCTTGGCGTGATCGACTCGATCCAGACTGTCACGGTCGGTGCGGGCGGAACTAGCAGCATTACTTTCTCGGGTATCTCTAGCCGCTTCCAGCATCTACACCTTCGGTATGTTCTTCCGTCATCTGTAGCGGACAACAACTTCATCATCAGGTTCAACGGCGACCCCAACGCTAACTACGCCATCCATGAGTTGAACGGTAACGGCGCGTCAACGGGCACGGGAGCAGTAGCGTCTGTTGGATTCATCCGCGTGGGCTACTGGCAGACGGGCACGCTATCCCAACCGTACTACGGGGTCGTGGACATTCTAGACGTTTCAAGCACGTCCAAGAACACAACGGTGCGTGCTTTCAACGGAGTAGATACGAATGGCGGCGAAGGTTTCGTGCGACTGAACTCGGGGCTCTGGAATAACACGGCTGCGGTAACTAGCGTCACATTCTCTACGGTTCAGTCGAATGTTCCGCAGAACTCCGTAGTGCATCTTTACGGTGTGCTGGCGAGGTGATCTCATGGCTTTGACTGGTGACCCGATTGCGTCGATCACGCTCGTATCGTCTGCCGCGTCTGTGACGTTCTCTGGTATCCCGCAGACGTACACGGACCTGTTCTTGGTCGCCACCTTCGGTATCTCTGCCAACGCGGATGGCACCCGAGTGCAGTACAACGGCGATACCGCGACCAACTACTCCAACACATTCCTCACCGGTAACGGCAGCGCCGCCGGTTCTCAGCGCGAAACGAATCAGGCGTCGTACCGGGCGTTCGGTAGCGTCGTTGGGCCTATCGCTGGCGCTGTCCAAATGGGCACTCTGAACATTGCCTCTTATGCGAATACGAACGTGAACAAGGTCGCCTTCGCGACGTATTCGGGGGCTGGCGGAGAAGTAACTCGCGGTGTCGGCTTGTGGCGATCTACTGCTGCCATCACAAGTCTGCGGCTGTTCAACATCAACGGGAGTACGTTCACGGCGTCGTCTACTTTCGATTTGTACGCTCTGCGAGGTGCGTGATGTCGGCAACGTATGAGTTCATCACTAAGCAGACACTCGGTGCGGAAGCGGCAACTGTCACGTTCTCCAACATCCCCCAGACTTTCACGGACCTCCTGATTGTGTCGTCCGCTAGGTCCGCTAGAACTGTGAATCTTGCGGACAACTTGAACTTGCGCTTCAACGGAGACGCGGGCGGTAACTACAGTTTCCGCTACTTAGAAGGCAACGGATCGGGGGCGTCATCAGTCGCGGGTAGCAGCGCGGCGCAGATGCTCGCCTGCTACACGCCGACCGCTGCCGCCACGGCAAGCACATTCGGGGTTGCCTCTATCTATGTCGCTAACTACGCGGGCAGCACGGCTAAGGCTGTGTCTTGCGAGTCGGTGACGGAGAATAACGGGACGACGGCGTTCATTGTGGCGACCGCTGGCCTGTGGTCGGGTACGGTGCCGGTTACGTCTGTGACGTTGCTGAGTCAGGTGGCGAACTTCGTTGCGGGGTCGTCTTTCTTCGTGTATGGCATCCGCCGGGCGTCTGGGGATCCGGGTGTGTTTATGGATGCGTCGGGCGGGGACGTAACGATTTCGGGCGGGTACAAGGTGCATACGTTCCGGTCGTCGGGTGTGTTGCAGGTAAACACGCCGGGGTGGGCGGAGGCGCTAGTCGTCGGTGGCGGCGGCGGCGGACAGACTGGCGGCGGCGGTGCTGGCGGTTATGTGTCGCGCAATCTTCTCCTGCCGGGTGGTCCGATCACGGTGGCCGTGGGCGCAGGGGGTGCTGGCAACTTCGGCGTGAATGTAGCCGCCTCCAACGGAGGCGACTCGTCTATCGGTGGGCTTGCGGTGGCGTTCGGCGGCGGCGGGGCGGCGGGCTTCTCCAACAGCGGGCTGAATAGCGGTCGCTCGGGCGGTTCCGGCGGCGGCGCTGGCGGATCTGACTCGGGCGGCAACCCCGGTACACCGGGTGCCGGTACGTCTGGGCAGGGTAACGCTGGCGGTAACGCCGTGGCACTAAACACTAATCAGGGTCGCGGTGGTGGCGGTGGTGCCGGTGCCGTAGGCGGTAACGGGTCGGGAACGGTGAGCGGTGCCGGTGGCGCAGGTCTGACGTGGGTGGATGGTGTGACTCGCGCTGGTGGCGGTGGCGGCGGCGCCAACGGTGGCACAGCGGGCGCAGGTGGCTCCGGTGGCGGTGGTGCGGGCGCGAATCAGGCTACTGGTACTGCCGGGACCGTGAACACGGGTGGCGGTGGCGGCGGCGGCTTGAGTGATTCGACTCGTCCGGGTGCGGCTGGTGGTTCGGGCATTGTGATCATCAGGTATCCATACAGGTAAGGAAGAATAGGCGCATGGCTCACTTCGCAGAGATCGACCTTACCGGGGTTGTGGTTCGTGTTCTTGTGGTGCCCGACGAGCAGGAACACCGAGGCCAGGACTACCTCGCCAACGACCTCACCCTCGGCGGCACATGGATCCAATGCTCGTACAACGGCAGGATCCGTAAGCAGTACCCCGGCCCTGGCTTCACCTACGACCCGGCGGCTGATGTGTTCGTGGCTCCGCAGCCCGCACCGTCATGGATCCTTGACGGCAACCATGATTGGAAGTCGCCGGTGCCGATGCCGGAGTGGACTGAGGATCACCTGTCGATTTCGTGGGATGAGGACACGGGGTCGTGGGTTGAGGTGTTCCGTGGCGATTAGGCGTTTCTCTACTGCTGATCTGACGGGCCGTAAGGGCTCGTCGATGGTTGGTGGTTATGGGTGGGGCTGGTCGGAGATGGACTCCATTCAGACGGTCACGGTGGGTGCGGGCGGCGCTGCGAGCATTGAGTTCTCTTCCATCCCGCAGACGTATCAGCACCTACAGATTCGTCATATGTCACGGGGCACGGCAAGTGCCGCCTTTGCCGGTGGCCGCATGAGAATCAACGGCGTTACGGCTGCTAGTTATGCGCGTCACCAGTTGTACGGAGACGGCGCTTCTGCCACGGCAGTCGGGCAGTCCAGCAATACTGAGATGTTCGTTGGATCTACCTCTGCCGCTACGGCTACGGCAAACATCTTCGGCGGTGTCGTTATCGACATTCTGGATTATGCGGTCGCCAATAAGAATCGTGTCATTCGCGTTCTTGCTGGCGTCGATCTCAATGGTTCGGGCTTGGTTCACTTGGACAGCGGATTGCTTGTGTCTACCTCTGCGGTGACTTCGGTTCAACTCTTCTTGTCTGCCGGTAACTTTGCTCAGTTCTCGCAGGCTGCTTTGTATGGGATCAAGGGGTAGCCGTGTCTCGCACCTACGATGCTATTGGGTCTGTGACTACTACCGCTGCGCTGACAACGGAAGTAGTCTTCTCGTCAGTCCCTAGTAACTACACGGACCTTGTGGTGACTGCTAGTTCGCGGACGAATGAGTCGGCGGTTACGTCTGGGCTGCTACTCCGCCTGAACGGAGTCAGCACCACCGGGGTGTATTCGGTTACCCGTTTACAGGGGAATGGTAGTTCGGCTTCTAGCGGTAGGGATACGGCTGCTTCTGAAACGCAGAGTAATGGCGGTCTGGCTGCGGGTGGTAACTCCGCTGCGGGCATTTACGCTGTCACTACGGCGCACATTATGTCGTATTCCAATACCAACATGTTCAAGACGGTTCTATGGCACGGAGGTCATCCTCCGGCGCTGCTTCGAGTGGCTGTGAGCCTAGTGCAAATCACCGCTGCGATTACTACGGTGCGCCTGGGTGGCGACTTCGTGGCTGGTTCGACGTTTCAACTGTTCGGGATCAGGGCGGAGTCGTAATGCCTACCGTGAAACGCCTCATCACCAAGGTCACCCTTACAGATAACCCCATCTCGGTATCCATCAGTAACATTCCTTCTATTTACACGGACCTGCTTCTCGTCGCATCTATGCGGTCTACCCGTACTGGCACAAGTTGGGTATCGCCCTTTATCACTTTCAACGGGGTCGATAACTCTACTGACTACTCCGGCATAGTCTTGCGCGGTGACGGGGCCTCGGCGTCATCATACGCGGCTAACCTTACCGGCTACTACGGGGCCTACATCGGCGCCACCCCTACTGATGGGCATACGGCTAACACCTTCGATAGCACATCGGTGTACATCCCTAACTACGCTGGCAGCACAAGCAAGTCTTTCATGGCTACGAGTGCTGGCGAGACAAACGGGACCACCGGATTCAATCAGACTGTGGCGGGTCTGTGGTCGTCTACTGCGGCTATCAACCGGCTTACTGTATGGGCTAACGGTGGCGCGGGTGGTCACGCTTTCGCTGCTGGCTGTCGTTTCTACTTGTATGGGATCACTCAGGTGCCTGTGATTGTGGGTGGCGTGGAGACGATCTCGGGTGGTTACAAGGTTCACACGTTTACGTCTACGTCTTCGTTGCGGGTGGTTGAGGGCGGGGTGGTGGAGTATCTGGGGGTCGCTGGCGGGGGCGGCGGGGGTAGGCAATATGGCGGCGGTGGCGGAGCCGGAGGCTTGCTCACAGGTCGCGCCGGGGTTTCAGTCGGCAATCAGACCGTGACGGTTGGGGGTGGAGGTAACCCCGCTACGTTGGGGCAGGGTTCGGACGGGACCTCTTCTAGCGTGTTCAGTCTTGCCCCTTCGGGCGGCGGTGGCGGCGGTTACTATGCTGCGGGCGCTGACCGGGCGGGTAGGAACGGCGGTTCGGGCGGCGGCGGCGGTAGCCTTCAGGGCTCTAGCGGTGCGGCTTCAGGTGGCTCCGGTACATCCGGGCAGGGTAACGCTGGCGGTTCGGGTTACCACACCTTCGGTTCTGGCGCGTCTGGCGGTGGCGGTGGCGGTGCTGCGGCTGCGGGAGCCTCCATGTCTGGCTCTGGCGGGGGGCCGTCGGCTCCCGGCGGGGCCGGGCGTCAGGTGTTCGGTTCCTTCTATGCCGGTGGTGGCGGCGGCGGCGCTGACAGTAATACGACAGGGGTACCGGATGGTGGTCAAGGCGGTGGCGGTCGAGGCGGCTACCTGATTTCAGGTGTGAGGCAGAGCGC